CTAAAGTTAAAATACTCAACTGCAACAGCAACTCCAATTTGTCCAGTTGGCAACACACCAAGAGGGTTATTGGCAGTTTCGTCAACTGCATAGTATCTTAAACGTCGTTGATAATCAGGAGTCCACATTTTTTTAACTTCGGCAAACATATCGTTGTGTTCATCAAGCAAGTAAAGCGGATCAAGATCAACTAACTTTTCAGTAACATCGCCTAGTCCAGGATTAAGTTGCAACCCTGGATATTTCCAGTCTGTATAGCTATCCACTCGACCAAGAAAAAAGTCTCGAGTCTCTGGTTCATATAGCAAGTTTTTAAATCTATTACGATCTAGTTTGTATGCATACTCATCATTGAGGCCTTCTTCATAGATTTTTTCACTTTTTTCAAAGTAAGGCTTTTCAATGGTATCAAAGAAATAGTTAATTTGGAATTTAAATTCGTCAATGTCTTTTTGCATTCCAACAAGATTGTCTAATATGGTTTTCTCTCGCATTCGAATGCAGTATTTGAGGTTATTAAAGTCGATATTTTGAACATCTAGATCTTCACTAACTCTACTCAACAATTCTTCAATGTCAGAGTGAGCATGTTTTACACTCATTCCGTTTACCATTTCTTTGTATGTCAGTAACTTGCTTAACTTCATTATTCAAACTCAAACAAACTGCTAAAGGTATTGCTGGTATCTGTTTCTTGTGCTAGATCCCATTCTAGCACACTTAACAAGTTGTCAATCTTTTGATCCACCACAGTTGCTTCCATTGCTGCATCATCAAAAGGCAAGTCTTTGAACCATTGCGGAATGTGTAGCTCGTCTGTGGGATAGCCAATGCTGGTCCAATTAAGAGGATTTGCTTTGAGCTTGCACACAATAGTTTTCATACCATCAACTATGCTTTGTGAATAGTTATCACTGTTCATCTTCTTCATTGAATTCCAGTTCATAGCTGCTCTAACATGTCCAGGCATGTTGGCTCGGCCCAGTTTCTTCTCTTCGGCACTGTACTTGGTCAAGTTGTTAACACGTTTAGGTGAACCTTTTTCCCACGCTGGACGTTCTTTGAAGTCATATTTAAAGCTCTTGATCATTTCAATGATCTCTTCGCGTTGTGCACCGGCAAGCACACGAGTTAGCAGTGTCATCAAGAACTTTTGAATTACAACCGGTGTATCTGAACGCTTCAAGTCCAAGCCCATTGCTTTGATCTTGCCTTGTTTACCTTCAACATCAAGCCGCTTGCCTTCAAGATCAAAAATATTAACTGCATAACGCTTTTTGGTAATAAACAATCCTCTGTCAGCAATAAGTTCTCGACCGCCTTTGATAATTACACCGTTTGATCTTGGAACATGAAATGCCTGTTCCATGAATGCAGGCCAACTGTCATTTAACTGATCACTGATAGCATCATACAGTTGTATGCAAATTTCTTTGCTCCACTCCATATCGCCTGCTTCAACGTCTTTCTTGATAATAGGCCATGCACTAAAGTAAACTGAATCTGTGTCACCATAGATAACAGCATCACCAACATGATCATATGTTCCTGTGATACATTCGTTTACAAAACTGTCCATGTGATGTGCAATAGCTCTACCAGTTAGTGTTGTGCTTTGCCCAATGCGCTTGTCAAAAAATCTACAACCAGGATTGAGAATAGCACCATACAGGCTATTTAGATTGATCTTCTTGACCAGCTGACGTTTATCCAAAAACTCACGCTCATCAGGATCGGTTGCAGCTCGCAGTTTTGCTTGAATCTCTTGTCGTTCTCTATACCAACGTGCAAGCAAGCCGGGCACAACGCCTTCTTTTTCATAGGTAAAGATGGTGCCGTTTGCGCTCAGTATCCAAGGTTGGTTGCTGTCAAATATGATCTTCCAAATCTCTGCTGCGCTGTGTACAGTTTCGTCGCCGTTCTCCCAGTCAATTGTGATCTCGGTACCAACTTCCTGCTTCATAACGGCAGTGTATTCCAGTGTGCCAAACAGTCCTTCCCAGGCCATTGCAAACGAACTTTTGTTTGCAACTTTGTTCTTGATGTAACGATCAGTCATGATTGGACGCAGTTGTCCAATGATTGTTTCGTTACCCATGTTGAGCGCACGAATAGCACTGGGATACAGGCTGTTAATATCAATGGCACCAACATACTCATGTATGCCTTTTTTGGGATATGCAACATATGCACCTGCTGCTGCTGTGTCCTCATCTGTCAAGCGTTCACGTCTGTTAGGAACAACCAATCCTTGTTCATGTGCTTCGTTGATAATTGCTTGTTCAGTAACTGCAACAGCACCCATTGTGGTTTGCAGTAACACAGTGTTTGCATGTGCCAGTTCATTTGCCAGAGACAGAAAACGCAGTTTCTTGTCTAGCTTGTCTAGTAATGCAGTATCTTGTCTGTTGTATTCGATAAACAGTTTAAAGTTGTGGTTGTACAGTTGATCCAGTGTGCCTTCATAAGCAGTCTTACGCTCATCAAGTTCATATTCGCCAATAGCATCCAAACTGTAACTGTGCCGTTCTTCATATGTGTACTTGCGATACAGTTGCATGTAATCCATATGCACACGACCAATAAGATCGAATGTGATGTTTTCAGCACCAAAGCGTTCAAATGTGCGCTTCTTAGGCAGTTGACTCCACAGACAAAAACGTCTTGTGTCATCTTTGCTCAACACTCGAGCCACTCTGTTAACAGTGTAAGGAATATCATAACCCTCACTGTTCCAACCACTTAGTACATCCGCATCCTCAATGAGATCCAAAAACACACCAAGCATTTCTTCTTCGCGTTCAAACAACATGGTGTTTTCAAATTGATCGCAGATTTCTTGTGCTGTTTCCCAGCTCATGTTCTTGGGAGGAATAACCAGTGTAACCAGTTGTTCCATCCACTGCAAGTAAACAGATATAGCAGTGATTGCGTTGAACGGATCGTTAGTTGGCGAATAGCCACGTACTGGATCAAAGTCAACTTCAATATCAAAAAACGCTGTTTGCAATTTGGGTGCGACGTCATCTTTGTAGTTTTCTTCAAAACAGCGAAACACTGGATTGATATCACTTTCAAAGATCTGTTTGCCCGATTGCAGTCGCAGTTCTTTGCGGAACTCTTTGTTGTTCCGACTGCTAAATCTACTCACAGGCGAACCATAAATGCTCTTGTGCTTGCCGCGAGGATCCGCATAGTAAAACACATAGCTAGCAGGGTATTCACGATACTCGCGCCTGCCGTCTACACGTTCTACTACATGGATACGATCTTTGTCTCTGTCAAATAGAGCGTCAACATAACTCATTTATGATTATAGTGTCCGTCCAGCGGTTGTGAGGATTTCTTCAAGTAGTTCTTGGTCTTCTTTTTCAGTTGTATAACTGGCTTTGTGTGCAATGCGAATTGCTTTTTTAAGCACACTTGGCTTGATTTGCATTTCTTCTGCAATGGCTTTTACTGTGTCAGACAAGCCGGCGTTGAGTGCTTCAACTTCACTCATTACTTGCATGCCTTCATTGATAATCTGTGTTAGTTTTGCTTTGCTTTCGCTGTCAAATTGTACGGTCATGTGTATACTCCTTTTGTACAGTGCTTATTATATAAGGTTTGTGCATCAGTGTCAACAACATTAATGCCATATTGACACTTATGGTGTACTAACTGCAATAGTCTTCCAGGTTTCCGTTACGGCGCAAGTCCAATGTTGCACAATGAAGGCCGCCAGCAAGAGTCATGCCATGACGGAATTGGATCGGCACACAGTCAATGTTGTATTTTTCAAGTTCTTTCATCAGAGGCACTTGTGCGCTATCGCAGATAATAGTGTTAGGATTAACACTTAAAATATTCATTCCAATGTATGGACTACACGGCGAAATATAATCATCAACTTTTGAACCTTGCACTACACAGTCTTCGAAGTAAATTTTATCCCACTTCTCAAAAATGGCCGGACAGTTGTCTGGATTAACTCTGGTGCTGTTTAGCAATACCAATCCAGGACGTAGTGGGATGATGGTGCTATCAAAGTGTGCATAACTGTATACTTCACTGTAATGCAAACGATAGCCCATTGGCTCCAGCAAACGTTTTAGCCAGCGGAATCCTTTGATGTTGCCTGAGTTTGAAATTTGGTACAGTAGATCTTTTCCTACCTTAACAATGTTTGGAGCATCAAACAAAATTTCTAGATCTTTGAGCGTAGGTTTACCATCAATGTTATCAAACTGATAGTTGTCGTCTAGCAATCTAGGCTTTGGTGCAGCAAACCATAGTGCGCCATCATCAAATGCTTCATAGAAAATATCTTCATACAGTCTTGTTTCAAAGTATCTTGCTCTGGTTGGACTTGGTGTTTCAATTAACATATCACCAAGTGGCAATACAACATCTCTTGGGCACCAGCTATACCAACCTTGGCTTTTCCAGTCTGGAGTTGAAAATTCTTTGCTATGATCAATCTTTTTTGGACGGTGTACAATTACACCCATTTTTTTAAGCGTATCTGCTAATCCATCAGCGTCTTCATTGGCTTCTTCGATAACCCAACTAGGATAAGGACCTTCCATGTGTTCAATTTCTTTGATTGAATATGGCGCATAACTGAAACTGCGTGTGCTAATGTCCATGCTTACACGACTGTGATGTGCATGTCCAACAATTACTTCTTCCAATGGATCCCAATGGTTGTGTGTATTAACTTTCATAATGGCTCTTTCTGTTTGTTGCTGGGTATTTAACTTTTGCACAAGTCGTCGAGTAATATTTCAACAGTTTCTTCACGCTGTTGTTGACAAATGCGATGCAGACCTCCTGACAGTATGTGATGTTGATTGTGTAAACAAGATTCTTTTGTTTGTGTATCAATTTGTTCTGCACTGTAATTGTGGTTGAGGTCATCAATGAGATTGATAATATTTTTAAATCTTGAGATATTACCAGGATCGTCTTCCCAGGTTAGATCAAACCCATAGTCAAAATGCATTCCAAAATCTCTAAGAGTATTATAGGTATCAAATTGATTGCAGTTTATAAAAGGAGTTGCACTAAGCAAACACTTGACAGTTTTTTCGCACACTTCTGGACCAGGATGTATAAAACTGGTACCATCTGGATTTTGCATTAAACTGTAATGAAATCCACCGTTGTTGAAATGCAATGCAGTGTTGATGTATGCAGGTTGCCAAGGGTTACTGTTGTAACGTTGATGATTTAAAGTGTTTTTATACTCATCAGAAATCGTAACACCTTGCCATTTGTTTCTGAATGTAGTTGTGAGATTGTCAAGAATTGGCTCACCAGTTGGATCCCAGTTGTGAACATTTTTATCTTGTAACCAGGCATTAAGCACAATTAAACTTTGGTCTTTTGCTGTTTCAAGTAACTTAGTTGTAATCCAAATTTTGTTTTGTGTAATTCGATTGCAGATAGCACTGTATTTGTATTTGATTTCTCTTTGTTGTATATCAGGAAACCATCGTAACGTTTTTGCACAGTCGTGATCCCATTCATAGTATGGTAAAAAAATTACATTGGGTATGTCTAGATTGTAATTTTTTCTAGGCATCAATATATAAAATTTTCCACTAGTGTTTGCTTGTTGTTGTTTGATCCAGTCTGGATCCAATGGTTCGTTATGCCAGGTTAAAATATAGTAGTCATATCCAATTGGCAAATCTTCCGGATTTGTACTACACCATAGCACAAGATAGATTTTTTTGCCAGGCAAATAGGATATCCACGGATAGATATCGCACAAGTGTCCAAGTTTGTCTGGTGTACCTCGCCATTCGTCAGGATTGTAATGCTCTTGTATGTCATTGGAATCAGGAGTTTTCATAGTGATACTTATTGCTGTGAAAAAGTGGCACTTGGAAAATCAGGGTAGCGATTCATGATTCTCAGGCAGTTCCCGCCCAAGCCCGAGGATTACGGTCCTAAGGC